TCTGGATGCTATTGCTGGTTTCATCACTGGCAAGAAATCTTTCGAGGATCTCGGTACTGGTCTGGTCACTCTTGGCCAAGCTATGGTGGACTTTGGTAATGTCACTAAGGATCTCGATCCGGCAATAGTCGCCAAGGCTGCCATCTGTGCACAAATTCTGGTCAATCTTCAGAATTCGATGCAATCAGTTGGCGGATTGGTACAGGCATTTACTGGCATTAAGGACTGGAGCTCACTGAGTAATGGTCTGGTCACCTTGGGTCGAACGCTGGCTGAATTCGGTAACGTGGTTGATGGCCTTAAAGCCGATGCCATTGCTGCCTCAATTCCAGCATTGCAGTCGCTCATATCCATGCAGAATTCCTTGCAATCGGTGGCTGGTATTGCGCAGTACTTCACTGGAGTCAAGAACTGGGATTCATTCAGTTATGGCTTGGTGACAGTTGGTCGAGTTCTTCGTGCTTACGGCGCAGCAGTTGACGGAATGAACATTGATGCTGTTACGGCATCTGTTCCGGCATTGCAGTCGTTGATATCTATGCAGAACTCACTGCAATCGGTGGCTGGTATTGCTCAGTATTTCACTGGTGTGAAGAATTGGGATGCGTTTAGCTATGGCTTGGCAACAGTTGGTCGAGCGCTTGCAGCATATTCTGGTGCAGTAGCTAATGTGAAGCCTGAAGTTGTGGCTGCCTCCATCGATCCTCTGAAGTCCTTGATTGGATTGCAGGGATCTCTGGAGAATACCGGCGGCGTCAGCGGTTGGTTGTTTGGAGATAAGGATCTGTCTAGCTTGGGCGATAATCTCAAACAGCTTGGTACAGGCATTGCTGGTTATGCCTCAGCAGTGGGTTCGTCGAACTTCGACAAGGTCACGGCTTCGGTAACAGCAGTCAAGTCTCTGAATACGTTGATGCAGGGTATGAATGGCGATTATGCTGGTGTTGCGATGTTTAAGACCGCTGTAACCACAGCAGGCGATTTCGGTCTGTCTGGTTTCGGCACAAATCTTCAAGCATCAGCAACCTCGGCAACAAAGGCCTTGGATAACCTGAACACCAGCATTAGTGATGGTAACACTCGAGTAGTCAATTCCTTGGCGGCACTGAAGACCACCATGTCTTCGGCAACGTTCTCGAATGTCATGGCATCGTCCATGTCGAGTGTATCAGCATCAGTGTCTTCTGGCACGGGGAACATCAAGGCTTCCTTCACAGCATTGGCCACATATCTTTCGGGATTTGTAGCTAGCTGGCAGTCAGGATTGCAACCAATGGTCACGGCAACATCTTCTACCATGGATTCCATTATTAGAACTATCAATGGATTCAAACCTCAGTTCAGCAGCGCTGGTAAGTCCCTCGCTAATGAATTGTCTGATGGTCTGAAGTCTGGTCAGAATGGCTTTAAGGGAGCATTTAACGATGCTCTTGATAAGGCAGTATCCTCAGCCAGAAGTTATCATGATGATTTCCATTCAGCAGGCTCATATTTGGTCAGTGGGTTCTCGTCTGGTATTAGAGATAATATCGACAAGGCTGCTGCCGCTTCTGCTGCTATGGCTCAAGCAGCATCAAACGCTGCTAAGAAGAACCTAGACATTAACTCACCTTCAAGGGTATTCCGTAAGTTTGGTAACTTTGTGGGTATGGGCTTTGTCTTGGGTCAGCAGGATCAGATTGGTAATGTAGCGAAAGCTTCGACCAAGCTGACTGATTCGGCTATTGATGCAGTAACGGCATCGTTGTCTGCCATGAACAGCATGGATCTTAATGATGCCATGAAGGTATCGCCTACCATCACACCAGTATTAGATCTGTCCAATGCACAGCGAGGAATGAATGGGTTCCTTACTCAAGGAAACTCCATTACGTCTGCGCTGAATGCCAACATCGGTGATATTACCTACCGCAACCCAGAAGCGCAAGCTATGAGCGACTATCGTGATGCGATTACTCAATCGAATAACGATGTTGCCGCAAGTATTGCGTCATTGAGAAGCGATATGGGTGAATACACCAATGCAGTCAAGAACCAAGAAACCATTCTCCAGATTGACAGCAAGACTGTTGCGAAAGCTACAGCCAAGCCTATGAATCAAGAGATGGGAACACTATCGAGGAGGGGAAGTTTGGGATGACGTATCCTGATTATCCAAATAACAGACTCATTGTTAATGGGATAGATCTGACCATACGTTTCCAACTCGTGTTGATTGATGGATACACACTAGAGCCACCGGAACCGAAACTGTATACAGTGGACGTTCCTGGTGGCGATGGTGTCATCGATTTGACTGAGTCGTTGCGTGGAGACGTGTCATACAAACAGCGCAAGCAAGAATTTACCTTGCTGATCATTGACATGAAGGACGAACAGACCTTCGAAGCGCGTAAAACCATGGTGAGCAATTTCCTTCATGGTCGATCGTTCGATTATCAGATGACCATGGACCCTGGATATACGTATCATGGTCGATTCTCAGTGGATACCTATGCTCATAGTATGTTCCAGACAGGTATCCTGGGTGCTATAAAGATCACCATTGAGGCAGATCCTTATAAGTCGCGTGGCAAGATGACCTATTCTCTCAATGCCACTGGCGGAAAGATGTTCTATTTCCCTAGTGGCCGCAAGAAAGTTCATCCAGTCATTCAGTGTGATGAACCTTGTAGAGTAAACTTCAAAGGCAAAGATATTGTTGTTGGTTCTGGAACATATCGACTCAATGATGTGCTCTTTGAGGAAGGCATCAATGAACTCTATATTAATAGCCGCGCACTGTATAGTGTTAAATGGGAAGAGCTATCAGCAACTGATGGCAATCTAAAAATGACCTGGCAGGATGCTGCCGATAAGAAGTATCGTTGGGATGATCTTCAGCGTTTAAATTATGAAGGTGCTAACCAACCTCGATCATGGGAAGAAGTCGCTGAGACTCGATGGAATGAGTTTGCTCAAACTCCATGGTCCGCAGTTGATTTCCGCGATACGAAAGTCCCGGCAACATCAGTCGGTATACAATACGAGTGGAAGGATCTCTGATGGCAACCGCCAATCTTGCTTTGGAAGAAATTAATGCTAGTAATTACATTACTCCAACGCCTATTAATTTGAACTTTGCTAAAGTTGACAAGTTAGCTGTTGACTATATTGTGGAGCAAGGTGTTGCTGGAGAATGGTGGTACCGAAAGTGGAATTCCGGTATTATGGAATGTGCCATTTTTGATAAACGATTCGATAATATTGATCGAAAAGATACCTGGGGAGCAGCATTCCGAACAGGTGCTATCTCCTTTGGGGCATATCCATTTGCCTTTGTTTCCAGGCCATTTGTTTCCATATCGCAGAACAGTATTGATGGTGGACATCTTGGTGGATATATATTCTATGAATCAAATGATTCATTGACGATGTCTCCGAATTTCCGATCTGTCGATTCTGTATCTTCAACAATGGGGCACCCTCATTTCGGTATTGATGTCAAAGGTAGGTATAAGTAATCATGTACACCATGTCATATAATGGACAATCATTGTTTGATCCATACGAAAAAGCAGAAACAGTATATGATGCCAAAATTTCCGGTTCAGTAAATACTGCTGCATATCTCGATTTCAAGATCACTCCATTGAATCCATTATATGATGTGCTAAAAGAGCGTGATCAAGAAGTCTGGGTGAAACAAGACGATGTCGTCCGATTCAAAGGAAAAATTGAGTCCATTGAGGACGATATGCAAGGCAATCGAACGGTCTCTTGCTCATCCAGACTTGCCTATCTCAAAGATACCAGAGTTCGTCCATATTCGACCGATGAACCTGATAAACTACTTAAAGCACCTTCGCAGATTGATGCCTATTTTCAATGGCTTATCGATCAACATAATAGTCGGTTAGTTGATGCTAGTAAGCGATTTACCGTCGGGGTTAATCAAGGGGCATCGCTCTCTACCAATGTTATTACTGCAAAAAATGAAAGTTTGCCTACTACTGGCGCAGAGATCGACGACAAGATTCTTAGTGCTTTTGGCGGCTATTTGGTGCTGCGGTATGAAGATGATATGAACTACCTTGATCTCTATGCTGATATTCGTGATATGAATAGTCAGATCATGGATTTTGGCGTTAATATTCTGGATTTCACAAATAAACGAGATACTACAAATCAGTATACTGCTATCCGTCCCTATGGTGGAACTCCAGAATCTCAGGATTCTAATGTCAAACAATATCCAGTAACCATCGAAGATCTTCCCGATGGGCAAGTGAGCTATAATTTGGACTTCTTCAAAGACAAGGATGTAGTATATTCACAGACAGCTCGAGCGAAATATGGGTACGTTGAATATGCATTCTCGGATCAAAACGTCTTGTCACAAGAGCAAATACTGAAAGATGCTTGTGTTGCCCTCGCTAAAATGATTGCCCCGATACAAACTCTGGACATTAAGGCGATTGATTTGTCGCTATATATGAAAGGGTATAAATTCCTTGATGTCGGTCAAGCCGTTCGTGTTCGTTCTAAGCCACATGGCATTGACGAATATCTCATGGTTGATAGTATTGATCTGGATTTGAATAATCCGGAAAGTACATCATATGTTCTTGGTACCTCATATGACACTTTGACAGGTCAGCAGTCGGGATATCTCAAGAGTTTGAATGCCAGCATTAATGCATCGCTTGATGCTGCCGCCTCCATCAGTGGTGATTTGAATCAACTATCGGATAAAGCTATTGTGGATACAACCTATCAGTATGCGACTTCGGATTCCGATACTACGGAGCCAACTGGTGGGTGGACTTCATCTATGCCTCAGTATATTGCTGGGAAATATCTTTGGCAGAGGCCATTGGTGACCTATGGAAATGGTGTCATTCAAGTCAAGGACCCTGCCATGATTACCGGCAATAGTGCTGCGTCGTTGAAGATCAATAGCTCTCAGGGAAATACCTTTAAGAACGGCAATGTCAATACCGAACTGACGGTTAAGGTTTTTTATGGGTCAATGGTTATTACTACCTTGGCGGATTTAAAGCTGCTCTATGGTGATACTGCGTCATTACATTGGCGATATCAGCCATTCGATCAGGACGATTTCATAGATATTGCGAGCAATGATCCTAGACTCACCAATGACGGGTTTACCTTGAAAGTCACCAGTTCTGAAGTAACCAACAAAGCAGTATTCCAATGCATCATCGATGCGTGAAAGGATAATTATGGCACAGAAGGCTATTGATGAAGTGACGCTTGTTGACGTTACTGACGGAGAAACTGGCGTTAGCGTGGACAGCATTACTTCATTCTACTACCTGGGGACGGATACACCTCCGGCTCAGCCGACTACGATGTCTCCACCAGATCCTTGGACGAGTACAGAGCCGGGATATCAAGAAGACAAGACGTTGTATCGTTCGGAGCGAACGCTGTATAAGGATGGCACGTTTGCATATTCGCAGGTGCAAACAGATTCCGCATATGCCGCAGCTGCTGATGCTTACAAGAAGTCCATGCAAGTAAGTGGTGATCTTACAGCATATATTAATGCTATGAAAATCCTCACTGACGACATGCAGTCACAGATTGATGGTGCTATTACTACATGGTTTAAGCCATACGCACCCACGGATGATCAATTGCCAACAACTGACTGGACTACAACAGATCTCAAGAACAATCATCTTGGAGATTTGTTCTATAACACCATCACCGGGTATGTCTATCGCTATCAGGTACAGAACAATGTATATTCCTGGCAGCGCATCAGCGATAACGATGTGGTCAAGGCCATGGAAGATGCGGCAAAGGCTCAAGATACTGCTGATTCCAAACGTCAAGTATTCGTGGTGACCCCTAAGCCTCCGTACGATATTGGCGATCTTTGGGTTCAAGGTTCCAATGGTGACATTATGAAATGTCGTATCGCTAAAGCAGAAACGCAGTCATATTCGGCAGATGATTGGGTCGTTGCTTCAAAGTATACTGATGACACTACAGCGAATGCTGCCAAACAAGCTGCAACTGTGGCCGCTAATAAAATTACCATCAGTGATCACATTCCTACCGCTAGTGATAGTGCCAATAAAGCTATTGGTTCTGTCTGGGAAGTTCGTAGCGGTAATACAGTGCTCAGTCGTTATATCCTTGAATCAGCAAATACATGGAAGCAGGTCAAAGTGGGACAGGACTTTATTGGCGAGAATGCTATCGGCAATGCCCAGGTAGCAGATTTGGATGTGGCCAAACTCACGGCTGGTGAAGCTGAAATGCAGGAAGCAACCATTAAAAAGATTGCTTCTGAAATGGTGACTTCGAACCAGTTTAAGACAACGAGTGGAACTACTGGGTTCAATGATACTGATGGTCTTTATGCATCACATAAGTTGACTATCGATTATGCTCGAGAATATACCTTTGAGCCTGATTCAACAATTCTAGCTAGCGATTGGCTTGATAATGTCAGCAACGCTGATTTGGCAACAACTACTGCTAAATTCCACACTGGAACAACGGGTGCCTATGTCAATACTCAGCGTGCAAATACCTCGCTAGTGGCCAATCCAATATACGAATCGTGGCTGACTAATAATAAGCAAAGTTATTGGTTTACCAATCGAAAAAATCGTGTTGGCATCGGTGTGTGGGTATATTCCGATGTGAGTCAGCCTGCCACAGCATATGCAACGCTGTCGTTCGATTTCTTGAGCGCTAAAGATGCAATCCTAGCGCATTCGACATCTAAACTGATGTTGAATAAGCTTGTTGCCGGATGGAACGAAATCATCATTGCTTCGGATATGATTCCTCCTGTAGATGTCATGAATATTGGCAACATCAACGTTACCATCGGTTCTGAAACGGCGATACATTATATCGATGATCTTCGAATCATTGTTGGAACCTTTGACTCGGCTATTCGCATTAAGGATGACTCAGGGCATCCTTCTTTGGATATTCGTACTAGCGGATCATCAGATTTTGGTCAAGTGATTCCATATCCTCGATATTCGACTAAGAACGAGCTTGATCGAACTCTTGGTAAGTTCTCAGGGCAACCCGCGTATGTCGGGGAAACTGAATATCGTTGGCTCGGTGGTGGATGGGTTTCAGCTGCAAACTTTTATAAGTATATCCCTTACATTAATATTGCAGGAACGATATTTGCCTCTGATGCATCATTACTACCACAAGGCGCTACTCTCGGACAAAAAGCTCTAGTGTCTGGGACTACATATTATACCTATAATGGTTCTGCTTGGGTTGCCGACTATATTAATCCTAAAATTTATCAGGGTACAATGGTTCTTAATCTTAGCAATGCTCGAGAGTTTAATCTCATCACAGCAGCTGCCATGACCGCAATATTGGGTCATGCTTGGACAATTAAATGTAGTGCTTCAGTAATGAATGGTGATCGAGGAAACGGCAGTCCAAACCTTGTTGGTGTCGATTGGACTAAAGATGGCTTGAATTGCCGTGCCGATGGAGCTTTTAACGGTCTGATCCGTATCAATTACATGATCGTTGATGCTAGCTGAGAGGATATCCCCATGGATCCTAGAGTAGTAGCCAATATTGTCGATTCTGGGGACACCTGGGTTGTGGTGTTGATAGTCGTTGGTATGATCATTACCACGGCTATCACGTCATTCTTCACCTATCTGCAGAATCGCAAACAAAGCGACAAAATTGTCAATCAAGACAAAAAGATCGACCAGATTGATATATCAAACACCGAATCCATGAACACTATCATTGATAACAGTGATAGTTTCAAGGCCATGAACGCTAAAACTGATCGCGACTATGATCGTATTAACGCCATGGAAAGTGATGTGAAAGATTTAAAAGCTGGTTTGGATCATTTGACCAAGTTGACGTTGATGCAATGCGTGTATCAGAGGCCGACGAGTAAAGAGAAGCACCTGTACATCATTAACCGATGTCACGAGTATCTCAATCTCCTGAAGTCCCGAGGCGAGACTGATTATCTCGCTGAAGCCAACCTCCATAGCCTCGAGACTGATCTTGCTGATCGCAACGAACGAGGCGACTGGACATATAAGGTCTATGTGGCCAAAGACGATGATCCTATACAAATTGAAAGGATTGAACCATGAGTGATTCTGAAGAAACCGAAGATGCATCTAAAAACACCGCGTGGGAATTGCTATCTCCAAACGTCCGCAAGGTGATTTACTTGATCTTTGCCTTCATCTCAGCCATCGTGTCCGCAGTCGGTGCAGGTGTAGCAGCCGCGCATGGCCTGTTTCCCGAGGGTATTGGGCTGTATATCGCCTTCGCTTCGGCGTTTCTTAATGCCTTTGGCACCGCGATAGGCATCACGGCCTTGATGAACACGCCTTCGACCAAGAAAACGACCGAAACTAGAGCGGCAACCGTGACGGTGACCCCTGTGGTCGAGACGACGGAAGCTGCTGAACCATCGGGCGAAGAACCGTCAAAATGACAAGTGTTTTGTAAATCGGTAAGAATTCGAGAGGCTGTGTGTGATACATGGCCTCTCATTTTTTTTTCTCGTGAGTTATTCACACCCTATAATGAAGAGTTTATTAACAAAGGAGAAATCATGTTTATTATCAACGCTATTAAAGCTTGGCTTAACAAACAGGTTATTCGTGAGTCCTCAAGATTTATAGGTCACAATCCCAAGTTCATGACACTTCCAATGAACATTCAACAATCGATGTATCACGCATATTACGTTGTTGAACGGCAATTGGATTTGTATGGCATGAGATTGGTGAGTTATCATCATCTTGACTATTACACCATACCTGAATTGATCAAGTCTTATGCTTGGTACAAGAAACAAAATCTGTTTAAGTAATACTCAAAAGGGAGAGGTTCATAGCCTCTTTCTTTTTGCGATCTGAAAAATTCCCGGGGGTAAATTTTCAAAAGTGGTTTTCCTCGTGAACTGTGCATAGCCCTTAATGAAGAGTATGTAAATTTATGAAAGGATTTATTATGACACAGGGAAAGCAACCAATCTATTCGTATTGCGGAACCTCGATACATATTCCAGCATCAGAAGAGATGGCTGCGGCGTATAATCGTTTTGTCGATGAATTAGCAACTGCTATGAAAAAGTTTGAAGCTTCCCATGAACGAATCTGGGAATCAAAAGACCAATTTTCGTTAGACGTTACTGATGAAGAGATCAAAGCGTACAATACCGTCGCGGACATCATCAATGCGATGGTGGACTTATGTGGAGGGGCTATCAACATTAGGGAAGAAGACATGCCTACCAATCATTTGGAACTAGTTGAATAACACACGAATCATTAGCAAATCACACATGTGGTTTGCTTTTTCTTTCGCGAACCATTCATGCCCCTTAATGAAACACTACATCATGTAAGGAGATTATTATGAAGACACTA